AAAGCTGAGCCAATAGAAATTACAGACTTTGCATTCTTGAGACGTCAAGTGAAAGGTAAAGAGACAGAGAAACTCGTCTTGGTCAATTAATATGAAGAAGTTAGTGTTAAAGATGACCACTATTAAATATACAATGCAATAATAGGAGGAGCTGAACTGAGCATTTCAAATTATGCTAAGTTGTAGAGTGCTATGGTTACAAGACTTATGTGCAGTGCTGAATATAAAGGTAAATATTCTGTGGAAGAGGCCTAGTAAATAGTTGTAAATCTCTAGAAGTATTATCTATATACACAATTAGTAATGAGACAAAAATTAGGAGCTTACGTGTCATCAACAGAATGGGGCATAGCTAGAGAATTCGCTAAGAAAGTTGACATGCATTAATTGATTCATACCTTTGATGATGAAGACAACGAACCTAATTATTTAGCTAGATTCTGCAATGTTATTATATACATCACTCTAATTATTGTAATGAAGCATACACTAGATTTTGTATTATCTAGTATCTTACCCTTTGTCAATGCTTAATTAGTAGAATCAACTGGAGAATATTATTGTGAAGGTTCACAAATGTATCTAAATGACCTTGAAAATATCAGAACAAGATGTAATTATTACAGCAGTGAAACCAGCATGCTTTCGTCTAGAGCCATGAAATGTAATCGTGCAGAGAAAGAGTTTGGTATAGTTGTTTAGAAACTCTAAGGTCTACTTCCTGTATAAAGGTACCACTATAATGTTACAGATAAAATACAATACATGTGTGTACATATGAGCTAGGGTTTCCGTTTTTCACCTACCTTTTTTAATCAAGACTTTTTTGTAGTCTATGACGAATTAGTTATAAGAGCTTCACTTGCAGAGAAAATGTATAAGTTCCTTATTTTCTAAATAGTTGGATGGTTTTTAGCTTTGAAAACCTGTGCGGATGGTGGTGACATTACTTGCGAATAATGGTATAATCTAATTTTTGTTTTTATCATCGCATTTATTGTGGACATATGGTATTGTTAGTGTATATACTTTTTGGAATTTATAGACTTGACTATTGAAGACTGTTTGTTGGAAGAAGAGAAATAACCAGACAGCTAGAAAGAAGTTGCACAATAACGACTTGCAAAAGGAGGTATAAAAGAAAAACTTAAAGTATATTGGTTTTTATTGTCAAGACGTGGCAACAGAATACATGCAGCCAGTACAGGAGGGAAAATTTAAGCTAAGCTTAGAGGTGGAGCTGATGACAAGGTTCAGTGTATAAAGTAGAAGCATATGTCAAGAGCCTAACACAAAAAATTGGAATTGTATGAGTGGGATCACGTCAAGGACTTAAAATTCTACAGAATGGAAGAAGAGCTTTAAATTGAAGGAGAACAAGTTGAAATAAAGTTTGAGAACACAGAATAAATGTACGACTATTATGCTAAGTTCTGTAGGTGTCAATCAGTAAAATATTTACAATATGATGAACTTGTTAATGACATGTTTACCGGTAGACCATTTAATATGCATACTTTCGGAGTGTGTCCAGTCAACAATATAGCTAGCTTATTAGCCAGACATCTTGCAACAAGACTACAGCCAGACAGCAGCCTTGTCTCGCGTTTTTCACAAATGTCAACAGAGCTGATCAAAGACCTCAGTACTAAAGTCAAGTATTACGACCTGACCTCACCTTATTCAGTCGCAGAACACTGCACGCACTATACAGGAGCTAAATTAAACGGCTTAATAACTGGACTAGCTAATGCTTGGGCATGTAAGAAGTTGGTGAAGAAAATGGGATGTTTCACAAAAACGGGTGAATGGTAATCAACCACTGAAGAAGGAGTATAATAAGGAATTTTAGAAGGTAGACCGAGATAAATACATGGTCCATCAAATATATTAAAAGCATTTCCCGGATGGTTTAATAGGCTATTGCTATTATCAGTTAAAAAGGTTGTTCCTGGCGTCATTTGCGGTTATTCACAAGAAGCGTTGTAGCAGAGACTTACTAAAGACCGTCATGATATAATCAGAATTCATGGTAGAGAGAACGTTAAAGTATTAGTATTTGATGGTAGTTCGCACGATTCAAATTAATGGTAAGTTTTAATAAATTGTGTAGATAATGTCTTGGCAAGAAACACAATTGATATAGTGTAAAGGTACGGAATTCCTAGAGACATTTAAGACTTGATATATTAAGCCATGACAGATCATGAATTCCCAATAGAGTCAAGAATAGGAAAACGGCTACTATACAGTTGTAAGCTCACTGGTACAGTTTATAGTGGGCATCCAACAAGAACAACACTAGGCAATTCACTTAGGACGATGTGTTATGTGTGTTTCTTGTACTTCCTTTCAACTGGAGATTTAGAAAGGACGAAATAAGCGTTTTTCGGCGACAATTAAGATGTTCAAATTTATGTTGCAGGCGATGACGTAATGGTAGCAGGCGAAGTTAATCTAATTAATGACATGTACCATCAATTGTCAAGGACCCATGCTGTAAACATCGAGAGACAGACAATAGGCCTTGGCTAATGTGCCAAAGAAGCACAAATACGACCTTGGGACTTCGTAGACTTTCTCTCAAGAGACGGCTATATGGTAGAGCAAATGAAAGTGACTAGAAAACTTGAAAAAGTTATGGTTAACGGAAAAGCTACAGTCACCCAGAGAGTCGGAAACATTACTCGTAAGACCGCGAGGAAGTTAATAAATATCGGAAAAGGTCTAAACTGGCAGTTCATAAAACAAATGAAAATATGGGCATCAGGGCTAACAATTTTTGAAGCTATAATGTAGAGAAGAAAGAAGAACTCACAGGCTCCAACCCTAAGATCCTAAATGAGATCAGCTGCCGAAGAATCACGTGACTAGTCGTACAAAGAAGGCTATGTACAATATGAACACACGTTCCCAGAAAGTCACGAACAGATGTTGTTAAATAAATACGGCTATACAACATCTCACCTAGAGAGTGTCGCTTAAAATGTGTTCGACACTAGAGCCATCATGTTGGCTCCAAAGGAATGAGGTATTATGAATTGAACCTCAGTATAATCGACGGGAGAGAAACGACGTCGTTAAAAATAAAGCTCCGCGTGTCAAGGCGTCCCACACGCGTAATATGTAAGAGGTGCAACGAGTTATACATGACTGGTGATGATCGGGTGTATAATAGTCATGGTAGTAACCACTACTCGCAGCTAATGCGTTAAATTGGCTAGTTCATGGTTAGAATAACCTCATATGTCATATTCAGTCTAGAAATTTTACTTTAACCATAAAATAACGTAGTAAATTTTTCTAGACTTTGTTGTGTGTTTTAATAACACTCACTGATTGTATTTACAGTAGAGAAATACAGGTCGAGTAAGGGGAGCTATCTTTAGCTTTATGTGGTAAATTGTGAACG